TCCCTGCGATACGCATCCTCATATAAAACGCTGTAATTCCAGGAGCGCTTGATGACAGCTCGACTGGGCACCGGATAAGGGAGTACCTGCAGAATAAGTCCAAAATCATTTGGACGAGGGACGGTTAGAACGGCAGTCTCTCGACCGACATGCAACAAATACTTATGCCGATGAATTGAATTGATCAGCTGGGTAAGAGTTGCTTCGGGAGAACAGTAGTATACAGCAGATATCGCCTCGAGGGCAAGATACCATTTCGCGGCTACACCAGGATCAAAATTTGTCCAAAGTTGCCCAAGGGCAGCTGCGGCGCACTCTACTGCAGTATCCCTGCTACGTTCAGGAAAGATGAAAGAAACGATGAGAAGAGACTGGTCGCGGTAGGGCAGACCAACTGGATAATTAGAATAACCAAGAAAATGGATGTTCTCAACAAGAGAGGTCACATAGGACTTCGTCCTGCTAAGAGTCATACCAAACTTCTCGTCTGCCAACTCAGCAAGCAGATCCAAGTCGATCACAGTCTCAGAAGGAAAGATGCACACGCCATCATCTCCAAGATAAATCTCGGATGCGGGAAAGCAGCCACAGGTCTGGTAGCACAAGTACCGGGTCACAACACAATTTATTATGCTATCGATAACATTTGTAAAACAGGACCCAGACGGTACTCCACCACGAACCAGAAAACGTTCACCAGTATTAGTACGCACAGGAGTCTCGATAAAGTAGTCAATGATTTTCTTCCAGCGTCTTTCCGTTCTCCAAGGTCTTACAGGCCAGATTAAGCCCTCGGAGTCACGTTCATGAGCGAAATCCATCAATGGTTTTATCAAGTCAAAGGCATCGCGGATCAACCAGGGAGGGATAGACTTATCGAATTTCGACCAGTCCGTCATCAAATACCTACCACCTGGGAATCGGAGGGCTGCATCAGTAATAGCAGCCATACCGCCACGAGAAATCTCACAACCATAACCTATTGGAAAGGTATGATCGTTGCCTTTGAGGTACTCTAACAGAGGGTAGAAGAAACGCGCTTCCTCAAGGTAAACCTCGAGAGGGTATCCCCACACACTCCGCACCTTCTCCTTTCCTATGTCACACACTTGGGCACGTGCAAACAAACAGGTGTCAGGAAAAGGACTGTGTCTAACACCGGCTCCTATCAAATGTAGATTCTTATTCATCTCAAGGACGTTATCAGGGTCGTCAACGACTTCCCCTTTATTCCTGTAGCCGCGATTCTTCCAGGGTAGACCAGGCGACTTCTGTCTAGGGAAATCAGCTAACTTGGTCACAGCCCCGATGGTGTACGGAACGAGCTTTTGCTCCAGCGAGAGATCGCGACGCACCGATTCTAACGCCATAACGTAGACCGGGTCAGCAGTAACTCTGCGGGCATGAGGGCGTTCATACTCAAAGAGATCAGAGAGAAGCGCGGAATAGGACAGAGTGCTCCGGTGCAGCTTAGAGCAACACTCATCCACCATCTCTTTGCCGAAAGCGAACTCAGCGGCAAAACGCGCTAAAGGATCTTCCCTGCTTTGGGACAGATCGAAGGCGAATCCTTTGTCGGATCGACGCCGATTAACAACGCGACTAGGACCTCGCAAAACTGAGTTTGGAGAGAAAGAGGTACTAGGGGTACTTTCGCATTGAGCCATCCGGCTTAAACACCACTTACCGTATTAGGCAAGGCTTATGAAATAAC